GATGATAACTGGATTAAGCACTAAAGTTGATTCTTTACAACAAAATAGTCATAATATTGTGCCGATTACACAGGCTGACTACGATGCACTAAGTACCAAAGATCCAAACACGATCTATGCGATTGGAGGCTAGATATGAGTTTAATTATTAATGGGACTGAGCGCGATGAACTGATTATTGGCAATAGCGTCTACAGATATATTGGACAGGGGGCTGATACAAAAAATGTTCAATTGCACAACGCAACATATCGAGGGCAAAGCTTAGGCCCATTTAATGAAACTTTTGCAGGTGATATTAAGAACAGCACATTCAACAATATGTGGGTGGGCGACTATTTCACTGTCAATAAGCACACCTACAAAATTGCCGGTTTTAACTACAAATATGGCCATGAAGAAAATACTGGGTTTACTAACCATTTGATCATGCTTACTGATGTGCTAAGTAGTCAAGCTATGAACAGCACAGACACAACAGCAGGTGGCTTCGCTGGAACAAAGTTATTTAAAAATTACTTTCCACAAATTGAAAGCCAACTTCAGACAGATTTTGGTAACCACCTACTAACCTTTAAGAGCTACTTATCAACTAGTGTTGATAGCAACGGAGCGCCCAACAATGGCCAGTGGTACAGTTTGAAAGCATGCATGTGTAACTCAGCTATGTGGTGGGGCAGTCCCTCTAAATACAGTAATAATGCTAACGGTGTTAAATTCAATATCGGCGATGAAGATACCCAGCTACCTATTATGAAATTACATACTGCCGAACAGGACAGTGGCGGTAACGCTGTATGGCTGCGGGACATATATGACTCCAGCTACTTTGCTATTGCAGGCAACGATGGTTCTGCGGGCTGGAACGCCGCGAGCTACTCTGGCGGTGTTCGGGCTTTTTTCCTCATCGACTAATCTGATAAAACTCACAGCCCACCAAGGGCTTTTTATTATGATAGAAGATAAAAATAATAGTCCACCTTTTTAGGTGGTCTTTTTAATAACAAATTTAAGATAAGAAAGGAAAATATTATGACAGAAGAAACAAATCAAACTACTACTGATCAATCAGCACAATCAGCACAAGAAGAAATGGTAACCATTTATGCAAGTACAAATGAGACACCATTTGCTGCAATGCTTATTCCAAAGAAATGGGCAAATATTGGTAATACTTATCCAATGACTACAATTAAACCTGATCCCAGCCTTAAATCTCCAAAAATGGACTGGAATCAAATGAAGTGGTTTGAAAATGACAATGCTCAGAAGGGCATTGATATGGAGAACTTAAAGCAAGAAGTTGATACATTAAGTGGCAAAAGTCAAGAATCTGATACAAAGATTGACCAGCTTTTGCAAATATCGCTTCAAACTAATAAAACATTAGGTCAATTACTTGCGGATAATTCAACGTCCTCTGCAACTACTTCTACAGCGGATAATTCAACGTCCTCTGCAACTACTTCTACAGATGTTAAGGGAGGGGCTCAATAATGTTTACAATTTATAAAATGGAATATGACTTCGGCTGGATTACCAAAGAAGAACTGCGATCTTATATACCTGACTATGATTTATCCCAAGATGAGTACAATCGAATCGTGGGTGACAATAATGCGACTGCACCGCAAGCTCAACCTGCACAGCCACAGGCTTAATCGCTGGAACTTTATCAAAACTGGATCATTGATCGCCATTCTTGCAATCTCTTTTCTGATTGACCGTACTTACTTCTTCTATCCACCTAGTTTAGCCCCTGCGTGGAATAGCATATGGGCTGATAGCGTTGGCTTACTGGCTGGCGTAGATTTGATCCTGTGCGGTGTCTTAGACATACACGTGGATTTGCTGGTCAAACTTGGGTTAGGCGTCTCAGTAGCGTTTCTGACTGCTTTGCTGGTTGCCGAATTCTTTCATGTGTTTGGCATCGACTACTTTAGATTTCACCCAGTCATTATTTTTGAAATTTATGCAATTATCAATTTGATGCAGATTGCATATGAGTATCAACCACAAGATGATGATTAGGAATGGAGCGATACACTTGCAAGGCCTTAAGGACATACTTAGTGTACTAGCTCCATTTTTACTTGGGTTGGTGACGAGTTATCTAAGCGATAGAAGATCAACGAGACACGATAGCCATATTTTTTTAGTCGACGACTATCAGTCTGTGATCAATGAAAATAAAGAATTGCGCAGAGAAAACGACAAATTACGAAAGGAGTTATCCAATTATGACAATTAAAGACTGGATTTATTTAGGTATTACCGTAGCAAGTTACTTACTTGCTATTATTGCAGGCGTGTACGCTAAGGACAAGGCTAAAATCAACCGTGCTACACGTGCTGGTCAAGCCTTAGATGTGCTAGGAAAATTAGCTACCAATGCGGTACACGAGGCGGAGTATATTGGAGGTTCAGGCCAAGAAAAGCGCGACTTTGCTAGTGAAATCATTACTCAAGGCTTGTCTTGGTTTGGGATCAAGAGCGTAACTCTTAACCAAATTAACGGCGCTATTGAACATGCTGTTAATGCTATGCATTTAGCAAATCAAGATGTCGAGCCAGCTGAACCCGAAATCGCGGAAAATGTTCCTGAAAAAGACATTGTGCAACCGGAAGCACCAGCTAAGGACGTGACAGCAGATGGCAAATAGAGATTATGTCGTTGACGTGGCAGTTTACCAGTCGACTAGCATGAGTGCATATAAGCACGCTGGGGCACGTCAAGTAATCGTCAAGCTAACCGAAGGTACTGGCTACTTTAATCCGAAAGCTCATTATCAAATAAAATCAGCACATTACCATCATATGTATGTCCATGCTTATCACTTCGCAACGTTTGGCAATTCAGTTAGTCGTGCTAAAGCAGAAGCTAAGTTCTTTGTAGCTCGTGCTAAGAAACTGAACGTCAGCAAAAAGCGGTATTTATGGCTTGATTGGGAAACAGGTGACGGCAATTCTGTCGTTAATGGCACATACAGCAACACGAAAGCTATCATGGCTTTCATGAAAGTGTGTCATGATGCTGGATACAAGGTAGGTTTATACTCCGGTGCTTATGTTTTAAGACAACACGTTGACACTTCCACAATTGTTAAGAAGTACGGTACATGTCTTTGGGTTGCTTCGTATGCAACTATGGGCAGAATTGACACACCTAACTTTAATTACTTCCCATCAATGGATGGCGTAGCAATATGGCAATTCACTGATAACTGGTGTGGTCTTAACGTAGACGGTAATATCACATTGAAAGAATTAATCACTGACCGAAAGTTAGCAGTTCATAAAAAGTCAGCTGAAAGACCTAAGCCAAAACCGATTAAGAAGACCGGTATCGTATATGTGCCTGTAATTAATAGAAATCCTGACTATAAGGTACGTTTACTTGATTCTAAAGGTAAGTATCAAAAGTACATCAGAACTAGCACAACATGGAAAGTTTGGGATGCCAAGACAATTCGAGGGATGAAATGTTATCGAATTGGTACTGATGAGCAATGGGTACCTGCTAAGTTTGCTAAACTAATTTAATATTAAAATAGAGCCACTCTTGGGGAATATCCCTGGGGTGGCTTTTTTTGCGTATAATAAATCCATTATAGAAGATTATCAAATTTTCCATAGTGGTTTTTTATTTTTATTATTTTGTACCTTAAAAAGTACAAATGTACTTTACATTCTACAATGATGTGATATTATATAGTTGTAAGGAATGAAAGATAGAAATTTAAAGAGGTAATCAAAATGAGAATTGCAGTTAAAGCTAAAAATGGCCAAATTTGTAATGCTACTAAAACTTATGATGAATTAACAGATGAAGAAAAAGCAGCCTTAACCTTCGCTTGGACTGAATCCAAAGAAGACTATGCTAACTACCAAGTAAGATATAACAAACACGGTTTTCTGCTAGGTGTCAAAGGCCATGATTTATCAGAAAAGAAAATAAAAGAACTTGGTCAACCCCATATTGATATGGTAGACAGCATGCAATTGCTTTATGGCAAGAAACACAGTTGTGCCTATCAAAGTGCCAAAAAGCGTGTTAGAGCAACCAACAATCAAATTAACCAAGCTAGAAAAGTCGTAAGAGGCTAGTCATGACAATCTATAAGTTAAAAAACTGGCGTGACGAGCGTGGTAGCGAACTAGATCGTGCGAAGGCTTTGCTGTTAAACAAGAACAACTCACTTGCTGAAATTAACAAGCGAACCAAAATACCATATCAGTCGCTACGCAATTATCGCGTTAATATCGGCAAACTGAAAGACGCGTCTTGGAAGCGCGTTAACGTCTTGTCACAACTATATGACATCTATGAGATCAGCAAGAATATGTCGCAAGATGATGTTAAGGATTTACAATCTACAATTCATGACTTGTTCAAGGATTTACACGAAGACTATGTTGATGATGTGATGTCCGATGAACAAGATAGAGCCATGAACACCATAATTAGCCAAATGGAGCAGATAATTACCAGCGATCCTAACGCCATCTATAAAATTTACTGTGCTTTGAACAATCATTTGTATATTTAAATAAATAAATTTATTTAATATTAAATTTTCAATGCAAATTACTATAAAGTTAACGAACGACCTTTCATGCTGGCACATGAAATTGGACACGTTATTGATGAGGTACCTGAGTATTACAAACTGGCTCATTTAGGCATAGAAAAAGGAGAGTTTTCAGCCAATCGTTTTGCAATTAACTTACTCGCTCTCTATTGTTTTGAAAATGATATCTGGTATGGAACCTATTATGATTTTGCTAAAGCTTTTGGTATTCCTAAAGATAAGTACTATATTTTAGAATTTGTGTTTGAATCTCTATAGAAAATTTAATCGTCCACAGTGACGTTAAACCTGATATAGATTGTGGAGGAATTAATAATGAGCAAGACATGCTATTTATGTGGTGTACAAATTAAATTTCTTGATCCAAGTTTAAAATTCAAAGATAAAAAATATATTTGTGGTAAAGAAATAAAAAAATATGGTTTTTCTAAGAGCCCAGACAGCGATTCGCCTACTTCAAAAGCTTTTGATTGGTGTTGGGATCATACTTCAGATGATTTAAATCAAATGATTAACGAGAAAAAAACATTTAAAGATTTAGTAGCTGAGCAGGAGGCTGAAGTTGCTGCAACTAAATTTCAAAGTTCATCAACCAATTCTGCAGTTCAAAATGCTGCTAAAAAGATCAACAATCTTTTAATTCCTAAAGAAATTAAAAAGCAATTAATTGACGCTCAAGTTTTTGATTTTTGGTTTAATAATAAAGAATTAAAATCATTACAAGATATTCTTGAATACAAAAATGGTGAAATTATAAAATATGCAGCCAGTGGGTTCAAGGAAGAACAAAACGAATCACGTACTGTACTAATCCTTTGCACTAATAGACGAGTATTATTTTTAAATAAAAATATGTTCTTTGGTGGTGATTCTACTGATATACCGCTTAATATGATTAACTCTGTGCAATTGACAACTCATTTGTTACTAGCTGATATAACAATTATTAACGGAGCTACATCAACTAAACTTAAACAACTTAATAAAGATGCAGCTAGAATTTTAGCTAAAACAATTAAAGAAGAGTCATTACAATTTCAGCAAAGGCTATTGCACCTTCAAGATGAAAGCACATCTAATCAAGAGCTGGATATTCCAGATCAAATTAGAAAATTTAAGCAACTAGCTGATGATGAAATTATTACTCAGGAAGAATTTGAGGCTAAAAAAAGGCAATTATTAGGACTGTAAAGCAAAAAAAACCACCTACCGCTGGCACGGTAAGTGGGATAAACATAAATGTGTCTCGAAAAACGCAATTAAATAGTATAGACAAAATACCGACTGGCATCGGTGCTTTTCGCCTACCCTATTTTAGCAAAAATAGGAGTAAAAATAAAATGGCATATATATATAAACGTGGCAAAACTTGGGCTGTCAGATACTCCAAGCGCAGTACAGTCTGGGATCTTAATTTGCAAAAGGATGTTTCTAAACTTAAGCAGAAACAAAAGGGAGGTTTCAAGACTAAAGTTGAAGCTAAAAACTATGGCATCAAAATGGAATCTGCTGCTCTCTCAGGTGTGGATGTAGTTAGGAATCCTGCTTTTGCCGATTACTGTGATAAATGGATCAAAATTTATAAGTTGCCTTCTGTTCGTCCTGCTACAAAACTCACTTACAACAAGCGTTTTAAGTATATTAAACAGTTTTTTGGTACTACTAAAATAAAAGATATTGACCGTACTATGTATCAGAAGTTTATCAATTGGTACGGTGAAAATCATGCTACTAGTAGTACTCATAAAATGAACATTTTAGTAAAAAGTTGTGTTTTTGCAGCTATTGATGATGGATTGATTAGTCGCAACTTTACTAATCAAATCACTGTTCATGGAAATGACGATAAAACTAAGAAGATTGAATACTTAAATGAGCATGAAATAAAAGCGTTGGTTAGTGAACTAAAAACAAACTTACAATCACGATATACAAGCAACTATTTAATTTTAGCTAGTCTATATACTGGTGCAAGGCTTGGGGAATTATCTGCTCTTCACTGGCCAGATATTGATTTTAAGCATAAAACAATTTCTATTACAAAATCGTGGAATCAAGATCGTAAAGAAATGGGCAAGCCTAAAACTAAGAATTCTGTTCGTAAAATTCCGGTAAATGATGAAATTTTAAACATCATTAGCCAATTGAAAGCAAATCATTTTGATTTTGTCTTTGCTACCTTGAGAACAAAAATGCCACCCACTGCATGTGCCGTAAATGATGCGCTTAAACGGGATTTAAATAAGGCTGGTATAGCTAAGCAAGGGTATCATTTTCATTCGTTACGTCACACTCATGTAGCGTATTTGATCTCTCATCATGTAGATATTTATTCGATTAGTAGAAGACTAGGTCATGCTAGAATTTCTACCACACTGGATATTTATGCTCAGCTTTTAAAAGAATACGAAAATAATCAAAATGATAAGATCCTAAAATCTTTAAATCAGCTTTGAATTAGTGTGCAACTTTTGTGCAACACGGTCAAAACTATTCAAGTTCTTTAGAGCTTCATTTCCCAATAAATCAGCATTTCACTTTCTTAAAGTCTCTTAAAAATGAATAAGAAAGTTCATCTGGGATTTCACCACCGTAAGGCATGTCTAAATCCTGCCAGGTTAATTCATGTTTTTCAGGTTTACCAGGTATATCAGGATCATCGGTTAAACCATTCAAATAATCAGTAGTAGTGCCTAGCACTTTAGCCACAGCTGCTAATGCATCAGATCCTGGTTTATTTCTTTTCCATTTATAAATAGAATTAGTGCCTAATTTAGCTTTATCATTTACTTCACGTAAAGACATTTTCTTATTTTTAGCTAAATTTTTTGCTCTTTCAAATTCAATCATATCAAGGGTTCTCCAATCCTTGACAAAATTATTTAGAAAATTTTCTAAAATAGTATTGCATTTTTAGAAAATTTAGGTAATAATAGTTTTGTCGACAAGTTAAGAAACAAATTTAAAAACAAGTTTTGAAATGAATAAATAGCCTTTTTAAAAGTATGGGGATACTGTTTAAGCGCTTATTTATTATACCTTGATGTTAGTAAATATTCTAAATAATGTCAATAGTATCTAAACAAATTTCTAAATTAATTTCTAAACAAGTTGAACAACAAAAAAGAGGTGAGATATATGCCAGTTGAAGAAAAATTAGAAGAAGCTAAAAAGCAAGTTGAACGGCAAATCAAAATGGCTTTACTCAAGAAAAATATGACACAAGCTGAACTAGCAGAACTGATTGGTGAAAGCCGTCAAGATATTAACAAAGCGGTCAAAGGCGGTACATTACCTAAAGATCAGATGATCCGTAAAAAGATCTACAAAGTACTAGGAATAAAGTAGCGAGGTGTTAAGTGTTGAAGGAAGTTTGGAAAACTATTCCTTACTATTCTGGAGCCTATCAAGTCTCCAATTTAGGAAGAATTAAAAGCAGCAAAGGAAAAACAGAAAAAATTTTAAAACCACACACTAATTCAAGTGGCTATCTTCAAGTGGGGCTAAGCAAATCAGGTAAGCCTAAATTTGCTTTAATCCATCGTTTAGTTGCTCAAGTTTTTTTACCAAATCCTAATAATCTTCCACAAATTAATCATAAGAATGAGATTAAGGATGATAACAGAGTGAAAAATTTAGAATGGTGCACTCCTAAGTACAACAACAATTATGGTCATCATGCTGAAAGAATAGCTCAAAAATTTATTCCTACTACACAGCCAGGAAGGGAATTAGTAAAGCAATTTCTTCAACAAAATGAAATTAAAGCTGCTGATCTCGCAAAGATGTATGGAATGACTAAACAAGAAGTTTCGGATTATTTATCAGGTAGGAAAACTAACCCCGCAAGTAATCAGTTTATTTTAAAAGTCATTAGAGATTTCAAAATTGAATAAGGATCACCTCCAATATTTATGAGATGACTCTATTTTAACAGAAAGGGGATGAGATAAATGGAAGCTATAAAATCCAATATTGGTTGGCTCAATAAAACTAATGCAGCTAAATATTTAAACATTAGTCGAACAACTTTTTTAAGTTGGCGTCAAAAAGACTATATTCCATCAGCAATAGTGAATGGAACAGAAAGATTTTATAAAGCTGATTTAGATGAGTATATGAAAAAACACAGAAAATAAGGAGAAAGGAAATGTTTAGAAAATGGAATCACTTCATCAATACATATTTCGATATAGATCACAGGTTGAGCGAAAGGCTTACCACGACAATCTTGTTAGTTCTAGTAATTGCTTGGGTACTACTGCTAATTTATTTAAGCAAAAGCCCCGAGTTCTTGCCGGGGACAATTTAGAACAACAAAAAGCCGTTAGCAGAGCTAACGACTTCAACATACATAACTAAGGGGATTATAACATGCAAACTAAAACAAAAAAAGAAATGTTGAAAGAGGCTAAATATCAAGACCAAATAAATGAAAGAAAAGAATATC